AGTAGGAAATATAATGGCGGTTATGTTGGGCCAAGAGTAAAAGGAGCGTTTAAAAGTAAGGCAAAGGGTGGATATTATGGAGCATGGGTTGAGTATGGAGGGAGCGTTAATTTTGGAGGCATAGGAACAGGAAAGGATCAAACATGGATGGCAGATGCATGGAGCTCAGCACATCAGCAGGTTTTAAATAATGGAATGCGGTCAGCAGAAAAGATATTTGTAAGAGCAGTTAAAGTGCATGAAAGGAGATTGGCAAAATACGGAAAACTAGGATATTAAATGAAAAGTGGATTAGCAATATATGATGTTTTAAGCAATGATTCTGATGTTTCGGCATTAGTATCAACTAGAATATTCCCAAATGTTGCTAAAAATGGAACAACATTCCCATTCATCATTTATGATGTTGAGTCAGAAAGCCCAACAAATGATAAGGATGGAGTTTCAACATTAGATGTTGATGATGTTATGGTATCGGTTTACTCAAAAACATATTCTGAGGCATCAGATTTGGCAAGAAAAATAAGAACGGCATTAGACAGAAAAAGCGGAAGTTGTGGGGGAATTGATGTTCAATCAATAACATATGATGGTTACAATGATTTGTTTGATGACAACACGAGTGATGAGGGTGTTTATCGTAAAGCATTAGATTTTAAAATTAGAATCATTAACACTATTGAAACTGTTTGGGCAAACACTTATTCATTAGAATTTGATGGAGTGGATGATTATTTGAATTTGGGAGATAATAACGATTTCTCTTTTGGGGATGGTTCAGAAGATACTGCATTTAGCGTTTCATTGTGGGCGAAAATAAATGAGGGTTCACAAACAGCATTATTTGCTAAGTCGGCATCAAATAAAGAATATCATGTAGTTACAAATTTTACTGATTTATTAAGAATAAGATTATATGACAACAGCACAGGAGGATATATTCAAAGCCAAACAGATGCAGCAGTAAGTGAAAGCGGATGGAAAAACTATATATTTACATATGATGGTGCGGGAAGTCAAACAGGATTAAACATTTATATTGATGGAAGTAATGTTGCACAAACTAAAACTTTTAGTGGATCTTATACAGCAATGGAAAACACAGCAACAGAGTTAAGAATTGGAACATCAGAACAAAATAGTTTTTATTTAGATGGAAATATTGATGAGTTTGCGTTATTTAATATAGAGTTGTCATCAATACAAGCAACAGCAATTTACAATAGTGGAGTGCCAAATGATTTGGCGGCACACACAGGATTGGAGGGGTTATGGAGAATGGGAGATCCAACAGGATCGGGAGTTTATCCTACAATTACAGATGACAGTTCAAATTCTAACAATGGAACAATGACAAATATGTCAAGTGGCGACATAACAACATCAACACCGTAATGAATGAGAATACATATATAATTTTACCAATTGAGGAATTGGATTACATTAATTTTAATCAAGTGATTGAATTAAAGAAAACAGTTAGATATAATTTAACAAACACAGAGTTTATTGTTAAGTTTTACGGAGATACACCAACAGATTTAAAAGAATATAAAAAATATACACATTCAGAAATTTTAGATGTAATAAATAATCCAGAAAATGGATGGTTAAAAATATAAATATGAGATACGAATTATTAAAAGATTGGCCAAGCAAAAGACATGGCAAAACAATCAGAAAAGGGACATTTGTTATAATAACAAAGAAAGAGGAATTGGAGCAATTGATTGAGTTGGAATGCATACCAAAACCAAAAGAAATTAAAAAGAAAAAAGTAAAGAAATAATTAATTATAAAAAAGAAAGAAAATGGCAATATTAAATGGAACAGATATTAAGGTTTACGATAGTGGAACGGGTATCTTAGTGGCATACGCACAAAATGGGAGTTTAAACATCAATCATTCATTGAGGGAAATCACATCAAAAGAATCAGCAGGATGGAAAGAATCTTTAGAGGGTTTGAGAGATTGGAGTGTTGATTTAGACGGAGCATACGCATGGACAGATTCAGCAGGGTCAGCATTAACAAATGGGGCGGATGACTTGTTAAATACTTATATTTTAACAAGAACGGCATTGACAATTAAATTTGGAAATGTAACGGGAGCAACAGGTGACATAGTTTATAGTGGAAGTGTTTATTTAACATCATTCTCAGTTTCAGCAGGAACAGAGGACACAGCAACTTATTCGTTAAGTTTAGAGGGAACAGCAGCGATTACGCAAACAGTATCGTAATAATAATTTTTGGGAAGCGGGGGGATGACTTGTTTAAGTTTGTTTCATCCCCTTTGCAACCCTACTAAAAAACAAACAAAGACATGAAATATTCATTTGTAGAAATAGCAGACAAAAAATATCCTGTTAAATTTGGATTCAATGCATTAAGAAAGTATGGAATCAAAACAAATACATCATTAGCAGATTTGGATAAGTTGGGCCAAGATATGCGTTTAAATGATGCATTAACTTTAATTCTTTGTGGAATTGAGGATGGATTTAGAGCNGCAAAACAAAANTGCGAATTAGANATTGATAGTTTATCAGATTTAATTGATGAGGATTTTAGTGCAATAGAAAGATGCATGGCAGTTTTAGGTGAGCAAATGGGAGGAAAAGAGGGAAAGCAGAAAGCCAACAAAACGAAAAAGCGTTAAGTTGGCAAGATTTGGAATCAATTGCATTTGGGCAGTTGGGAATGAGTGTTGATGATTTTTATGATATGATGCCAAAACATTTTTGGAACAAAATGGATGGGTTTTATAAATTGGAAAACATAAGGGAGCAACAGGAATGGCAAAGGATAAGATGGCAAACAACATTATTGTTAAACATTCAATTGCCGAAAAACAAAACAATGAAACCAACAGATTTGATTGAGTTTGATTGGGATGATAAAGGAAAGGAAGTTGATTTTGAAAAACTAAAAGCGAAAGCAGAATTTATTAAAAAAATGGAAGAGCATGGCAAATAAAGCAGTTGGTTTTTTAACATTTAATTTCGGTGCAAATATGGGTGGCTTTAATAAGGCCATGAAAAAAGCACAAAGAAGTGTTGGGAAGTTTGGTAAGTCAATGAAACGAATTGGAAGTTCCATGACTACAAATTTAACAATGCCAATTGTTGGGTTGGGTGCAATTGCAATAAAAACATTTGCAGATTTTGAACAGGCAATGTTAAAAGTAAAAGCAGTAAGTGGAGCAACAGCATCAGAGTTCAAATCATTAGAGGCAAACGCAAAAAGATTAGGATCATCAACAATGTTTACAGCAACACAGGTTGCTGAGTTGCAATTGGAATTATCTAAGCTGGGATTAACACCAGAGGAAATAAACAAATCAACAGATTCAATATTAAGTTTAGCACAGGCAACAGGCCATGATTTAGCAGAAAGTGCATCAATAGTTGCATCAACAATGAACAGTTTTGGGATGGAGGCAAGTGAATCAGCAAAAGTTGCAGACATGTTTGCAGCCGCTAGTTCAAATGCAGCCATTGACATGGAGAAACTGAGTGCAGCAATGCCAACAGTTGGAGCAACAGCAAATGCAGTTGGGGTTCCGTTAGATGATTTGACAGCAATGATGATGACATTGGCAGATAGTGGAATGGAGGCATCAACAATGGGAACGCATTTAAGAAAAATATTTGTTGAGTTGGCAACAAAAGGAATCAGTTTTGAGGATGCTATGAGTCAAATAAACACCTCAACTGATAAAGTTTCAACAGCAACTGATTTATTTGGTAAAAGAGCATTTGGAGCAGGTTTAATTTTAGCATCCAACACACAAAAAACATCAGAATATAATTCCATGTTGGATAAGTCGGCAGGGAAAGCCAAAGAAATGGCCGATATTATGGATAGTGGAGCAGCAGGAGCGATGAGGCGGTTAAAATCACAAGCAGAGGGCGTTGCAATTAGTTTGGGCCAAATGTTAATTCCTGTGTTCCAAAAAATAATGGGCCTTATTCAAAAAGGATTATCATGGTGGAGCAGTTTGGATGGCGAAATGAAAAAAAATATTATTACAATCGGTTTAATTGTTGCAGCAATTGGGCCTGTGATATCTATTGTGGGAGTATTGGCAACAGCATTTGGAATGCTTTTAAGTCCTGTTGGATTAGTAGTTGCAGCAATTGTTGCAGGGGGATATTTAATTTATCAAAATTGGGATCCAATAAAAAAACTAATTGTTGATGTTGCAAATTATTTTATTGATTTATATAATGAATCAATGATTTTTAGGGGTGCAATTCAGTTAATCATTGTAAATTTTAAAAATTTATGGGCTCAAGCAAAATTTACATTCAACGCAATGAAGGGGTTGGTTACTGTTTTAATTGATACATGGATAGGGCAATTTAAAGCGGTTAAAGAAGTTATAACGGCAGCATTGAAATTGGATCCAGAAGGCGTAAAAAAGCTGAAGATTGGTTGAAAGCAACATCAGATGGAGTTGCGGGTTCTATAAATGTAGTAAAAGAAGAGGCGAAAATTTTTGGTGAGGAAATTGCTGAAAATTATAAGACAGGAATTGAGAATACATTATCTAGGGAAAAGATTGATTTCATAACTGAGGATGATGTGCAGGGTGCGGTTGATAGTGCGGCAGATGTTGCAATGGGCATATATGATAAAGTAAAAGGAGTTTTTGCAGTTGGAACAGGTGGGAGTGGAGGCCCTGGAGCAACTGGAGATGAGGATGGCCCAATATTAGGAAATACTGAGGCGGCAGTTGATACTTATGTTCCTATAAATACAGAGTTAGAGAAAACAAAAACATTATTAGAGGTATTAGAGGAAAAATTTGGGCTAACAAAAGAGGCAATGTTGGGGTTTGCAGAACAAACAGGAACAAGTTTAGCACAGGGAGCGGCAAGTTTTGCAGAGTATGGAGAACAAGTTAAAAATTCAATAAGGGAAGTAATAAGCGGTTTAATAGCACAGGGGGTTGCAGCAGCCGTAAGTGGTGCAATGAAAGCAGCAGGAATAAATCCAATAATGATTCCTGTCATGGCAGGGTTGGCAAGTGGATTAGCAAAAACGGCCTTTAGTAGTTTAATCCCTGCATTTGCAGATGGTGGGATTGTAAGCGGCCCAACAGTTGGATTAATGGGAGAATATGCAGGAGCAGGAGCAGGGAATCCAGAAGTAATTGCACCTTTAAATAAATTAAAAGGAATGATGGGAAGTGGGCAACAAAATGTTGTTGTTGAGGGCCGTATTAATGGAAATGATATTTGGTTAA